GTCCTCAATGTTTGATAGCGCATTGTGGTTCTCCTTTCTTCATTTAGACAACTGGGCCAGCGGCGAAAACGCCCGTGCCCGCGTTGCCGTAGAATTTGCCCCCTACCAGGTCATACAGACCAACAGCGCCGGAAGGATCAATGCAGGGGACGAAATCGCGGACAGAAACGCCGCTTTGTTCAATCCTGCAAGAATATAATTTCGCTGATGTGTAGTTGCTGCCAGCTTGGTGGCTGGTAAGCAACGTAATATAATCCATTGATGTACTGACAGCAACTTGGATCGATTTAGTATCTTCCCCTTCTATGTATGCTTGCTTCGCTACATAATCTACGATTATTTTAATCCGTCTGGGGGAAATATCGCTACTTAGTGTTGCATATATTGCCGATACACCATTTCGCTCAGCATAGGCCGTCACTTGAATACCCTGTTTAACGCGCCAGATGAGAAAACGTCTGGAATAGCCGGGAGACGAGGTATAATAGTAAGAACCTGCAAATGGATTTGAAGAAGTCGAAAGATCACCCGTCGGCTCAATGTCAATCATGAACTTCATTGTTAGCGTTGGTTTTACGCCCGTAACAATATACTGCGTCCCGCTCGACTGGATATACTCAACCTCCGTATACCCTTCCGGCAGCCGGGACGGCGCCGGCTCCTTCCCGCCAAACACCACCGTCTCCCCCAGATACGCCTTTTTGACCTGCTCCCCGCCCAAGTACAGGGCTTGGATATTCTGTGTTCCCAGTTTCAGCATGGCCTTACTCCTTGATGAGATACAGGGTGGCGGCGTCCTTTGCGGTCAGGCTGTCGTACTCCGCCTGGGTCACGACCCGGATGTCCTTTACCGCGCCGGCCGGCACCGCCCCCACTTCGGCGGCTGAGGGCGTCCAGATGTCAGGCCGTGCCCCCACCATAGTCGCCGTGTAATCTCCTGTCATGGGGACTACCGCACCAGAACGTCCTTTAAAGCTAGAAACGCCGGCGGTCCCGCTGCCTCCGCCCCCGGCGTCGTCACTGTTCAGCCGCACCAAGTTCCCCGTCCCCAGGTCCATCACGGAGGAGTCGATCATATTCCCGGTGACCAGGCACCCGCTCCAATTGGATTCGATTTTGATAGATGTGTCGCATCCGGTGATGCGGTTTCCAGTGACAAGGGCCTTGGATTGGCTCGTATCGAGCTTCGGCTCTTCGCTCTCGCCCAGATGCACCCCAACGCTGCCGGAAACGACGGTGTTCCCGGTAATGTCAGGGGTTTGATCTGTTTGCGGGACGTAGGTATATTTGCCCTTCATGACATCAATCGCAGGGAGACCGCTGGGCGCCGCTACAATATTCCCGGTAATCTGCCCCTGCCCGGTCACAATAATGCGTCCGTCCTCCAAATAGTTACCCACACAAACCACGCGAACCCGTGCGTAAATGCTGGTCTTTACAAAAATATTGTTGGAGACGATCCCCGCAGGCTCTACGCGCACCCTGAGATCCGCTGACTCCTGATCGCATATGACCGTGTTGCCCGCAAAGATCGCCCCGATCTTCTTGGCATCCTCTTCCGAAGTGTCGTCATGCGACCCGCTGATATTCATGCTGACAAGTTCATTCAGGTATGAACTTTGACCCCATTTCACCAGAAACGAGTTCCCAGACACGACGGCGGAATTTTCTTCGCTGTACGCCCTTACCTGAAGGGGAATTGTGCCAACGTATGTAACTTCTACTGTGTTCCCTCGGAACACAAACTGACACCGGTTTTCCGTCGGCATTGGCGCAGTCGCGGACCAGAATATACCGACGTCATGAAAGGTGCAGTTTTCAATAGCGGCCGATAGTTCAGACATATAAAGATCGACTTCATTGCCTACGTCTGGGTTGTCATGGCGGAAGGCGACGCCAAAAAGCTTGACAGAGCGCAGTGCGGCGGTCGATTTCATAAAGCTGATTCCGTCGCCTAAATTCAGCGCTGTCGCCCCCGGCTCCCCGCTAATCGCCAAATCCCAGCCGCTTCCCGCGCCGACCACGGCAAGTCCATTGGGCAGGTTGTACTGCCCCGCCAGAATGGCGATCTCTCCGCCACCCGCCTCCTGCACTGTGAAAACGGCCGCACCCAGCATTGCCTCGTCGTTTGTCCCGTCACACAGGTAATCGCAGTCCGCCTGCGTCCATCCGGCGGTGGAGGTGCCCACAGTGACCCGACAGGTGCGCTTGCCGGAAATGGTGTCAAAGCTCGCGTTAATGGCGTTTGCAGCCCTCTGTACGGCGTTCACCTGCTCCATGAGGTAATTGTATCCGTGCTGCTTGGAAAGGCCAACGTCGGCCCCCGCAGGGGCCACGATCTGCCCCGAAGTCCAGTCCTCCGGCAAATCTGCGGGCAAGGGTGGAGTAAAAGGTCTGCCGGCCATATCAGGCGCCCTCCTTTACGATAAATTCGTGGCGGAATGCCACTGTTTCCTCTTCAATCGGTACATAGACGGCGCTGGTTGTGAGCGCAGTTCCGGCCCCGTCCAGCAGCTCAATGAGATTAACCTCCTCGACCTGCGACCGCTGCACCCGGTAGCCCACCGACACCACATTGCCAACGGTTGATTTTGATATGGCGGTGATGGCAATACTCCCATTGAGGCGCACCGACTTGATATCATCGGCCACAAAGCCGGCGGCCTGATTCAGGAATTCTTGCTGTATACTGGGCTGGGTTGCCATTTTAACGACCTCCTCTTCGTCTCCGCTGAAGAACGGCATCTGACCCAGGGCCCAGCCGCCCAGAATGTAGTTATACTCGCCGATGGCGCGGGTGATGGATTCAGATACCAGGAAGGACGCCGCCACCCTTGGGCGGCTGATATACACGATGTGGCAGGGCTTGATGATGTCCATGGTGATGGACATCTCGGAGAAATACTGCTGATCCTCCACCGCCGCCTCGATGTACAGGGTGTAGTTCGGATAATCCACCTCTACCGCCCAGTTCCCGGGGCCAAAGAGAGCGTCCAGGCGCTGATACAGGAACGTGAGAGTGAAGGGCGGGCGCAGGGAAAGGCGGTTGCGTACCCTGTCCCGGCGGAATTCCAGCGTCTCGGTGACAGGGTTTGGCACGATATGCAGGATGGACTCCCACTCCGCTGTAGTGCTCTCGTCCATGGTTTGCACGAATAGGTTCTGGTGGATCATCACCATGGCGGCGGCCATAGCCCGCAGCTCTTCCCCCTCGGTCTGACACAGAGCCTGGAAATCCAAAATCCGGCGGAACCACTTCGGCCAGTATTGGCACAGGTCAGTTTCGGCCACTGAGGGTCACCTCCCCCAGTACGGGCGCCTGTTGGGTCAGCCCCGTCTCGATGAGCTGAAGGTCCTCCGTGCCTCCGTTGATGGTCACGCCAGTGGCGTTGACCGCCCCGGGCACCAGCAGGATGGCGGAGATCACCCGGGCCAGGTACACCCACACTGTGTAGTTGGTGAGTCGATCCGCGTCCGGCTCAGCCCATGTCTTACGCACAGACAGCAGATAATCCTCTAGCGCCTGCTCCACCAGTGGCCGCACCTGGTCAACACTGTAGCCCGCCCTCAGGGTGAGGGCGGCGGATACGTTGACGGATACGGTCTCCGGCGCGGTGACCGTCACCTTGGCCCCGATGGGGGCCGTGCCGTAGCCCAGGCCCTGGTTGGGCGGAGGATCCACGGTGGTCTGCACCGTCTCCACCAGCTGAGAAGAGGCGGGCATCCAGTCCGCGCCGATGATGGACAGCTTCACCGTTCCGCCGCCGTTCCAGGTGGGGTATACCTGGAGGTCGCCCACGCCGTCGATAGCCCTGACCACCCGCTTGTAGTCGGCCACGTTCCCGCCGAACGGCCGGACAATCAGGGCCTCCAGCGCCCGCTTTCGGAAAGCCTCATCCTCTTCCCGGTCGTCTCCGGGTACCAGGATGTCGGTGATCTGGGCGCTGGTCAGCCCCGGGATCACGGTAATGGGCAGAATGGGCCCGGTGTAGGCGTTGCCGATCACCCCCGGCGTTTCACAGGTGAGCTGATATTCCCCGGGGCCCACCCGCTGGGTGACGGTGAAGTTGACGCTGTCCCCCCCGTCTATGGTGGAAAACCGCGCCCCGATGGGGATCGTGTCCAAGTTGAACACCCCAAGGCGCACAGTGGGAGACGCGGGGTACCGCTCCACGTTGGCCAGCACAGCCAGATCGTCCAAGTCCTGCCCCACGGCGGTCTGGATGAAACCGCCGTGCTGTACTTTGTCCAGATCCAGGTAGAAGTCCTCCAGGGAGTATGAGCTTGCCCCAAGGGCGGTCTGGATCATGGAGCCCTCCCGCTTGTCCAGCGAGTCGGGAACCCGCGCCAGCATCTCCGACAGGAGGGTGCGGTAGGTTTTCCCGGACAGGTCGATCATTTCAGCGCCACCTCCATGGTAGTGTTCACCTGCCCGAACACGGTATTGACCGTGACGGAAGCGGTGAGCACAGCGTCATTGAACGTATAGGAGAAATTAGAGATCCCCAGAATTCGGTTGTCCGGCAGGAAAGCGTCGGTCAGGCGGCGCTGAAGCTCGGAGGCCACAAAGCCGGGGTCGTTTCCCAGCAGCCCGGTGAAGTCTGTGCCGAAGTTTGGAGTGTATATCTGCCAGTGGAAGCGCTCCACATTGACGATGACCTCCACCGCCTGCCGGACAGCTTCATAGTTGTCGCCCCGGCCCCGGAGGCGGTTGGTCACAGGGTCGGCGATCCAGGTGAGGGAGGGCTGGTCCTGGAACACCACGCCCTGGGACAGGTCAATGTCAGCCTGCGGCAGCGTCGCCATTGGAACCGCTCCTTTCAAAGATCCGGGACAGAATGACAAACTGCTGGCCCCGCATGACCCGGAAAAGCAGCACCCGGTCTCCCACGGCCAGCCCCCGGTTCAGGATAATAAAGCCCTCCTCCACAGGAAGGGGCTTCCCATCCTCATAGCACACGATATCCTCCAGCCGCTTGTCCGAGGTGTAGGCGTCCTGAGTCAGTGCGTCGCTGGTGGGGTAGCTGCCCCCCAGGGCGTTGCCGGTCGGGAAGGATCCTCCCAGGGCATCTCCAGTGGATCCCTCCTCCGTGGTATGGGCGTGGCCCAGCCCCGACAAATCATGCGCGTGGCCCAGCCCGGAGATCTCATGACTGTGCCGGAAGCCCGTCGTGATATGCTCATGGCCCAGCACCGGGATCTTCTTCTCGACGACGGCGGCGGTGAGCCATAAAACCTCTTGGGGCAGCGGAGCCATGCCCTCCCGGATGGACACCTCCAGCGGGTCAACGCCGGTGACTGTTCCTGTGGCTAAATCAGACAGGCCGTAGGCGTTCATCGTGCCCTCCATCACCTGTTGAAGGACGCCGATCAAATCCGTTTCCATCGTTACGCCACCCCCAGCTCCCGGACTTCAAAATCCATAGTGTGCGTGTCGTGTTCAAATGTGTGGATCACCTTTTCCAGCAGTACCAGCCCATACAGGCTGATATCTCCCAATCTTGGCACGTCCATCATGAGCATCTGCCCTGCCCGGAGGCCCACGAGCCCCAGTGCGGACACCTTCAGCGTGCGCCAGCGGCGGTTGTAGTAGGACAGCATGGCCTGGGCCTGCGCGGCCGCCTGGGCGTCGTTCAGCGCCTCGTCGATGGTCTGGTAGAGCTGGAGCAGGCCCCAGCGGGCGATGTTGGCGCTGTCCATCACCTGGAACACGTCCGCCCGCCCGGTGGCCTCGTTGGGCCGCGCCAGTTTGACGCAGTTGGCGGTGTGCTCGTCGATGTCTGTTTTGTACGTATAGTCCAGCAGCAGGGAGCCGTCCCCTACCACGCCCTGGGCCACCATTGACCCGGCCTCCCGCAGAGACAGCGCCCCGGCATCGTCGAAGAACGTGTACAGCTTCCCTGTGGCCAGCAGGGTCTTTTGAATGGCAGCGGAGATGATGTCCAGACAGCTTTTGTCCTCCTTGATTAGGGTCGGGATGGGATAGCCGGTTTCATCCACCGTCCCCACGGTGAGCTGGAAGTCCTGGGCGATCTCCTGGATGATCTGACCCGCCGTCCTCCCCACAAAGCAATAGCTGGCGCTGGCTTTCAGATAACGGAGCTGGTCGTAACAGGTCACGTCGATGACGGCATAACGATCCCTGGACTTGGTGAACACCCAGCCCAGGAACACCACCTGTCCGTCCACGGAGAAGCGCACCGGGTCGCCTTCCACGAAGGATATCCCCGAAGCGTTTACCGTGAATTTCAGCGTCCCCGGCGAGCCGGTTCGGTTGGTGGTGTATGTGACCTTCTGCACCTGGGGCGCGATGTCCCAGCTTTTCCCGGTTCGCTTTTCCAACAGAATCAGCTCATAGGTCATGACGTCACCGCCTGGATCTGATCCTTCTTCACCCAGCCCCGGGCGCCCCCGGACGGAGTGGTGATGTGATAGGGACAGGCCCGCGTCGGGTCGGTGGTGACAATGCGGGATATCTTGCCCCGGAAGCCGGAAAAGGTGCCATGGGGCTCCGCGCCCCAGCTGGAGTAATAGTAATTGCCGCTGACCGTCACGTCCTGGCCCACGACAAGCTGGCTCGCGGGGATGGCGCGGGTGGTCTCCGCCGTGGCCTCCACCGGAGCGTCCGCCGCCGGCTGCTGGAGCACGACCGTTTTCGCGGAGTAGTCCCGGTACTCGGTCAGGCCCATCTCATAGTAGAAGTCCCCCGTCTCCGCGCCCCGCTCCTCCGTGTGGAAGGAGGTGACCAGCACCTCCATGTTGGTGTCGAAGATGGGTTCGTCCTCTTCGGTGTAGCGGTTGGCCACGAAACGGAGCACCGCCCGCTCGTCCATGGCCTTTTGGATGAAGTCGATGTAAAACTTGGGGGGCTGGAAACCCCCGGAGGTGAGCGCCGCGCCAAAATCCGCCGTTGCGGGCAGAAGGCCAGACCACGCAACCGCCATCAGCTTCGGGGTGCGGGGCACCATGATCGGCCCCACGCCAAGCACGTTATATTCGGCGTTGTCATTGTCCCGGGAGATCTTATAGCTTTCCGGGTTTACCGGGAGACGGATGGTGGTGCCCTCCCGGGCCAGGTACAGGCCGTATTTGTCCGCCATGCCGGCGCCTCCTTACCGATAGCTCATGCTCGTATGGCTGGCGGCCTGCTCCACAAGGATCTTGCGCAAGGAATCTTCCAGCCATTGCAGATCCGCCTCCGTGTCCCCTGTGTTCTGGCCGTTGATGGTGATGACGGGGGTCTGGGCGGTGAGGTTGATGTTGTTCACATACTGCCGCTCCGCCATGTCCACCAGCAGCTTCATGTCCTCCTCGGACATGGCCACGCTGCGCTTGATGGCAGCGGTGTCATTGCCGATACTCTCCAACTGACCGGGTATGCCGGAATTCGCCATAAGTGCGCTGTAGTCGAAGCCGCCCTGTCCGAAGCTTCCCAGAACATCGCCCACGCTGAAATTATCCAGGGCGCTTCCCAGGCCACCAGCGGCAGAGGACCACTGTCCGGCGGTTTCCCCGATATCAAGCAGGGCCATACGTTCGATCTGCACTTTCTTTTCGCCCGCGACAGAATTTGCCCAGTCCTGCACGTTGTTGCGCCATCCGTTCACAGCGGCGGCGAGATTACTTCCAAAAACAAAGTCGATCGCCCCGGCAATGTTTTGCAGGACAGACAGCGCGAAGTCCGCTAAATCCGCCAACAAGTGAGCAGCGGCTTTCGCAGGGTTATCGAGGAAATTTGCGAAACACTCCCCGAAGGAGGCCAGCAGATTCCACGCGGATGCGACCAAATTGTAGCCGAAGGCAAACAGTGCGCCCGCTCCCGCACCAATCGTTGAAAATACATCTTCAAAAGTCAATCCCATTTCCTGTGCCGCCATGCCAGCTGCCGCCGCAAGCCCAATCAGAAGTACAAGCGGCCAGTTTGCAACTGCCCATGCTGCTGCGGATGCCAGCGCGGACGCAGCAGACGCCGCACCCGCTATCGCCATCCTTGCCGCCAACAGAGTCGCGATGCCCGCCACAGCCGCAAGAATGGACGTAATCAAATCCCAATTGTCCGCCACCCATTGCGCACCATTGGCCATCAAATCAATCACCCCGGTGGCCACACGCCCCAGCAGCTCGAAGCCGGCAATCAGGCCGTTGACGGCGCTTCTGCCCAGGTCGCTGTTGAGTAGGTCGGTCAATCGCTGCATGGCGGGCTGCAGCGCCCGGGAGGCGGCGTTGCCCGCCATGGTCCACGCCTGCCCAAAGGTAAGCGGGACTTTTTCAAATGCCGCGTTGGTCTCATCCGCTGCCGCAAACAGGGCGTTCTTCACCACAGTGGCAGTGATCTCACCCTCGGAGGCCATTTCCCGAAGTTCTCCTATGGACTTGCCCATATACTTGGCAATGGCCTGGGTGATGGTGGGGGCCTGCTCCAGCACGGAATTCAGCTCCTCGCCCCGCAGGACGCCGGAGGACATGGCCTGGGTCAGCTGGAGCATAGCCGCCTGAGCCCCCTGGGTGCTGGTGCCCGCCAAAGCAAACTGCTTGTTGATCTGCTCGGCAAAGGCCACCAGCTCCCCGCTGCTGTTGAACGCATCTGGGGCCAGGGTGCCCAGCTTCGCCACCATGTCCGCCGTATCCTGGTACGCGCCCCTGGAGCGCTGGGCGGCCTGGTAGACCATGTCCTGAAGCTCCACTGTATCCTGGAGGCCGTCGTTCATGCGCTCCAGCCGCGCGGTGGTCTGGGTGAAGGTGTCCGTCATGCTGATAAACGCTTGGGCAGAACGCAGGCTGACATAGGCCTTTGCCAGAGACAACAGCCGCCCATCCAGTCCCGTAGCGGCGGACGCACCCTGCCGCATACTGCGATTGACCCGCTCCTGGTACATTTCGGCGTGCTGAGAGGCGTCCGCCATACGATCAGTACTCTCCCCAGCCGCTCCCATTGCCTCCGCCACGTCCAGCGCCGATTCCGCCAGCCGGATCATGGCGGCGGCGGTTCCGCCGGAGGCCCTTTCCAGCATCTGCTGGTTTTGGGCCGCGGCGGTGCTGGCCGTGCTGGTTCGGTTCAGAAATCCCAGCAGACGGGTGAAGCTGGCGGAAAATCGATCCGCCAGGATGTATTCCTCTCGAATTGCCGCCACTTACTTCCCCTCCTTCGGTTTTGGCCGGCTATGTATCTCCTTCAAGGCAAACACTGTCAGCATCGCCTTTTCTTCCGGGGAGAGCTCGCACACCCGCTCTGGCCGCCAGCCGTGGTTGACGAACATATAGTAGGCCAGAATGGTGTCCGGGTCCCCCCGGTCGATCAGTTTTTTGCCGCTTCCCCCAGATCATCACCCAGTCCGGACAGCTCAAGGATGGCGCGGGAGAGTTTACCGTACTCCCCGGTGAGCAGCATCTTCCCCGGCACCTCCAGGGGGTCCATGGTGCCGTATGCCTTGCACAGCTCCTCCTTGTGGAAGTCAGGCCACACGGTGGCCGCCACCACCACCCGGCGGCCATACTCCACATTGTCCATGGCCTCCACCATCTGGCCGTCTTCCTTGTGGCGGCGGGTGGACAGGCGGATCAGCTTTTCGTTCTCCGCCTGGGTGATGGGCCGGATCACGAAGACGGCGGGAGCGCCATCCTCGTCCTTAAAGCGGTCAGAAATCACGATCTCCTGTTCCTCCACCTGCACCGGGTGGAGGAACGCGGTCAAATTGCTTTTATCGCTCATGGTAATGCCCCTTTCTTATTCGTTGCCCATCTCGGTGGGCGCGGTGAACTCGCTGAGGACCTCGAAATCCTCATAGCTGAAGGAGAAGTCGAAGGTCAGCATATCGGTACTGTCATCCAGGATGGCAACGGGGATATCCCCGGTGAGCTGGCACCCATACAGCGCCACCGTCTGCACACCCACAGAGGACGCCTCGTCGTCGTTGGTGACCTGCATATTGAACTTCGGCATTTTGCCCGTGTGGATGTACTCCGCCGCCATCTTCACGAACTCAGACGTGTAGTAGTACATCGTGCCGGTACCGGTAAGCTTCGCTCCGCCTCGCTTCTCCTGGATTCGCCTGGTGCCGATCACTTTCATTTCGGTGGTGGCGATATTGGCCTTGGCGTTGATCTTTTTCGCCCCGAACAGCTCCTTGACCTGCCCATCCACGGTGATGACGGCCTTGCCCGCCGCGCCGTGGACAGTGTCCTGCGCCAACAGAAAGCTCATAGCTTGTCCCTCCCTTTCTCAGGTCACGGTGATGGTGAGATAGATCTTCTCCACCGCGTCAGCAACCTGGAGCACGACGGTGATGACAATGCTGTCCGCACTGTCCCCGCGCTCCACGGTCACATCGTAGCTGGCGGGCCGCTCGCTGAGCGCCTCCCGCTCGTACATGGTCTTGAGGTAGCCCAGAACGGCCGCCTGGAACAGCCCCCGGCCCGCCTCATCGTTCTTTACCTTGCCCAGGTAATTTAGCGAGAACTCCCGATAGAGGTCGTTGGCCAGGGAGGAACACACCCGCATGGTGGTGTTTTTGTGGTACACCTCGCCGATATCCTGGGTATAAGTGGTTAGGGTGTTGATATCCGTCTCGACGCGCACCTGGCTGAACTCCTGGGTGAGCACGATATCCCCTGCCAGGATAGCCGCCTCGATCTGGCTGTTGGTCTGCCGGACGGACACGTCCGCCGCACCGGGATAGGCGGCGTAGGTCAGGGATTGGTAATACTGCGCCCCGGCCTCGGCCCCGGCCAGCCACCAGACCACCTGATTGGCGGTCAGCTGCGTTCCATCATCCAGCACCACACCGCTGTTGGTATTGATGACGTACCGGCTGTCCGCGCCCTGCGCCCCGGAGGTCACCAGCTGGGTGTGCTTCCCCTCCTGCTCCGCCATACGCTTGACAAAAGCGATCATGGCGGCCCGCACGGTGCTGTCCGCGCCGTCGTAGGCCAGGACGTCGAAGGAGTAGGGTTCCAGGGCCTCCAGGGCGGCGGCATATGCAGAGGGCAGCGCCGTGCCGTCCGCGCCCCCGGAGAGGGACATCCCCGCGCTGGCGGCCAACGGCCCCGCCCCGGAGAAGGTCACCCAGCCGTTGGGCTTCAAATCCGCCGTCGTCGTCACCTGCTGGACGTCCACCACCTGGGCGTCTACCAAGATAGAGACCACAAAACTTCCCGGCTCGTCCACATCGTCGGCGATGGTCACGGCGATGTCATTTCCCCGGGCCCCGGGATAAATGGCAGTAACGGTCAGGCCGGCGCCCACCACCTCCGCGCTGGCGGGGGCGGCACCCTCGGTGGGCAGGCGATACAGCAGCACCGCGTTGGGTCCGCCAGTGACGTTGGTGCCCTTGAACATCTCCCGCAGGAACAGGGCCCCAACGTCGGTGATGGCATAGCCAATGCTGGACGTGGTATCCTCCCCGGCGTTGATGGTCATCACCTTGCCCACAGGGCCCCAGGAAAGGGCCTTGGGAATGGCCACGGTGCCCCGCTCGCCCTGGGTGACGGTTCGGGTGGCTCCGCTCTTGAAATTGATGTACACGCCGGGGCGTATCTTGTTCTGCGCGGTCCAGCTTCCTCCGGCCATTATTTACCGCCTCCCTTGAAAAATTTGTTCAGCGCGTCCAGCGCATCTTCCACTGTGTATTCCGGCCCGGTGAGCACCGCCCGGACGAAGTCGGGCTGGAAGCCGGACAGCGCCTTGCTTTTCAGCAACGCCTCGGTGGGATGCCTCGAATCCGGCCGATTCTCCCCCAGCGAGTTCTCGCCCGAAATCCCAGGCGCCTGGGGTTTTTCCGTGTTGGGTGTTTTTCGTTCCACTAGGATACCTCCTCATGGTAGGCTTGGATGGACCGCATGAGCGCAGCGTCCTCGCTGCGGGTCACCCAAAGCTTCAAATCGAATTTGTAATGCAGCGCGTCGTCCTGGATGGTCCAATTGCGTTCATAGGTGCGCAGAAGGATGCTTCGGCCGGCCCCCTCGTTGGAATATGGGAAGGTCTCCATCAGCTCATCCAGAATGTCCGCAATACGGGTGTACTGATCGTCCATGTCCACCTGGTCGTAGTCCACCAGGCACACCAAATCAAGCCCCAGCTGACGCAGGAAGCGCCCGCCCATCTTCAGGGCAATCTTTGCCCGGGTGCGCTGGAGGAACATGGCGGGCGGCTTTGTGCCCTGCTGGTTGGGGTTGTCGTAGAAGGTCACCCCAGACAGGTCTGGGGCCAGATAGCCCGCCAGGGATCTGGTCAGGTCCCGCATGGTGAAGATCACTCGAACACCTCCCTGGTCAGCTTGTCCAGTTCCGCACTCACAACCTCCTCGTACACCCCTTTGGCGGCATCCGTGACGTGCAGCCCCTCCACATAGGTGGTCTTGGTTCCCACCACAAGGCCGACGCCCTTCGGCTTGCTGGGCTCCATGGACAGCAGCCCGGTGGCCGGGTCGATGTACAGCCCAGGGACGAAATGCTTATCCACCCGGTGTCCGTCGTTGACGTAGCTGGCGTACTGCATATCGTTGGCCAGCACCGTCATGTAGCCGTCAGCGGCATCAGTTGGCGTGGTCTGGCTGTCTGTTTCCCAATGCTGTGCCAACTCGCCGGTGATTGTATGAACTCCGCGCACTTCGCCGTCCTCGAAGGTGTTTGGAGGGGTGCGGGCAATGGCTTCTTTCACCGCACGGATGGTCGCCGCTTCCGCAATGGCGGCGATGCGTCCGCCGATGTCCGGCGCACGGGCTTCCAGCTCCGCCAGCCGCGCCCGGACGCCATCACCCAGCGCCATGGTCCGTCTCCCCCTTCAGATACTCCTTCTGGAGCAGACCAACCTCCTGATGGGCCAGCCCGGGGAGTACCGCCCCAAAGGGCTCATAGAAATAGGCGGGCTCCCCGGCGAACGCCCGGATGGTCTGCCGGGTTTCCCCCAGGGCGGCCCCGCGGCGGATCAGCAGCTCGTCCCCGGGCTTGATGTCCACCTCATTGGCACAGGCCAGCTTGTCCTCCCCCTCCGTCATGGCGGCGGTGGACTGCATCCGCGGCCCATGCACCCCGCTGCGGTAGACCCGGCACGGCTCCCCTTCCGCCACCAGCACCCGCTCGTGCTTGGTCAGGGCTCCATCCCGGACGGGAGCGACCCGGTGGATATCCACCAGGTCGGTGTACCAATCCTGATAGTTCATATCACGTAGGTGCCCCCCATCCCCACGAGCCGGGCCTTGGTGGCCAGCAGTTGGCCGTACTGGGTGGCGTTGAGATCGCCCCAGTCCGCCGTGGCCTTTGTCAGGGCGTCCGTGTCATAGCTGACGGAACTGTCCCCCAGGGCGGCGGACTTCACCACGCCCACCAGAGCCCCGGAGGCCGTCGCCTGGGCGGGACTGGCGCTCCCTTCCGCATAGGTGCGCAGGTACAGGGTCGCGTAGTGAGCCACATACAGCCCCGCGGCATAGCGCCAGCTATCCAGCCAGCGGTCCGGGGTCACGGCGGCGTTGGCCTGCCGGATGAACTCCTCCAGCATGGTGCCGGGAACCAGCGCTTCCTCGGTTCGGTTGGAAAAGAACTGGGGAAAGTCCTCACGAAACATATCCGCCGTGTAGTTTCCCGGCGGGCCATGGCTCACATTGGACGCCGCTGCCCGGACGCCGCAGAACTGCGGTTTCCCCCAGCAGCCCATGGCTACGCCTCCTCGGGCTGGTCGTTCTCAGAAGCAGCCTCCTCGGCGGCCTGTTTTGCGGCTTCCTCCGCGGCCCTCCGAGCCTCCTCCTCGGCTTTCTTGCGGGCCTTCTCGGCGGCCTTCCGCTCCCTCTCCAAGTCCTTGTCCGACTTCGACTCCGACACGATCAGCTTGCCGTCCGCCACCAGGGCCTTGAAGTAGTCCGTTTTGGGCGCCCAATCAGGCACCGCGCCCATGAAGCCGCGGGGGAGATGAACCCGCTCGCGCCCGTCCGGGCTGGGGATGACGATATTGCGGTTGGAAACAACAAATGCGCTCATGTCTACACCTCCTCAGATGCCGTCCCAGTACGTCATGGTCTGGGGGTAGAGCAGCTGCACCTGGGAGATGTTGGCCATGTAGGCGGTGTCATAGCACACGTTGGCCACGTTGGGGCCGGACATGACCCGGCTCAGCGGGACCAGCTCGTCCAGCTTCAGGTAGCGCTCGTGGTTGACATAGACCACCATGCGGTCCGTCCCGCCGGTGCCCGCGCCCTTGCACCACCGGGTGGCCCCGATGAACAGCGAACCGCCGTTCTTGGCCGCCACGTTGTTTTTCAGCAGGTAGTCCAGGATGCTCTCCCCCGCCAGGTCGGTGACCATGGTGTTGAGGATATAGCCGTACTGGGCATAGGGAAGCAGAATGTGGTTGGGGATGGCCCCCTCGTCGTACTCCGCCGCCTCCCAGGTGGCGATGATGGCGGCGTTGATATCCGCCAGGATCTGCTCCTTGGTCTTGTCCGCCCACTTGGTGGAATTGTCGGTTCCATTGGCGGCCACGGAGCTCTCGGTGGCGTCCGGGTCGTTCACCAGGCCGGTGGTGCCGCAGGACGGCAGGCCACGGTATACATTCTCGTCCATGTGCTTGTCATAGGACATACGCACGCCGTCGCTGAGCAGCTGATCCAGGGAGCGGCCGATGTAGTTCGCCTTCTGCATATCCACAAACATCACCCGCAGGGCAGCGGCGAACACATGGGCCTTGTAAAGCCCCTTGTCCAGGCTGGCCTGGACGATGGGCACGCCGTTGGCCCCGCCGGCTGTGACAGGGCCCTCCCCCGCGCCGCCGGTGATGCCGTAGGCCACGGACATGGCGGAGGCGTAGTCCACCCAGCCGCCGCCGGTCTGGATCACGATGTCCCGGGGATAGGTGACGCTGGTCAGGGGCTTGCGGATCAGCGGGTCGCGTTTTTCCAGCTCGGACACCAGGAAGGCACCGCCGGAGGC